TGGGCGAAGGGACGGCGGTAAACGAGAGCGAGCCCACTTATTCCAACGTGCAGCTTATCGCGAAAAAGCTGGCAGTTGGCACGCGGATGTCGAGCGAAATTGTAGAGGACGCTCTGGTTTCCATCGCTGATGCAGTCGCTGTGGAGTTCAGCACCTCGCTGGCGCTCAAGCAGGACATGTGCGGCTGGCTGGGTGACGGCACCTCCAGCTACGGCGGAATCTACGGCGTGGTCCCGAAGATCAACGACGGCACGCACACCGCTGGCGTGCTAACCGCCAGCACCGGCGCGACGGGCTTTGAGTCCCTGACCGTGACCGACTTCATCAAGATGATTGGCAAGATGCCGCTCTACGCCCGCCAGGGTGCAGCGTTCTACATCTCGCCGGCTGGCTTCGCTGCCTCGATGGCCCGCCTCCGCTATGCGGCTGGTGGTAACACCATCGAGCAGGTTGGCGGTGGTGTGAACGAGCAGTTCCTCGGCTACCCGGTGAACCTCGTCCACGTCATGGACGGCACGCTCGGCTCCGACCCCAGCAAGGTGAAGGTGCTGTTCGCGAACCTCGGCCTGTCGAGCATCTACGCTCGTCGCCGTGACTTCTCGGTCAAGATGTACGACCAAGTGTACGCCACGACCGATCAGTTGCTCCTCCAGGGCACGCTTCGCTTCGATATTTCTCATCACTCGCTCGGCGACAACACGACCGCTGGCCCTGTGATTGCCCTCAAGACCGCGGCGTCCTGAGCCTCAACAAACCCTTAGAAAAGGAACTACAGAACCATGATTCATGCTCAGATGGAAAAGGTTGTTGCCGCCGTCCCCACGGCCGTCGGCTCAAGCGCCGTGACCCTGACGATCGACTCGCTCGGCTACGACTACGCGAGCGTGACGGTCCTCCGGGCCGGCAACGCCTCGACGGTGTTCGCCAGCGTGCTGAAGATCGAAGAGTCGGACGACAACTCGTCCTTCTCGAACGTGACCGGCCTCGTCGGCGGCACTGACTTCACGATCCCGGCTGTGTCCGACACCTCGTCGGCCGCCATCGTGAAGCTGGATGTCGACACGAAGGCCCGCAAGCGTTACCTGAAGGTCACGGCGACCCCCGCGGTCAGCGTGAACACGGTTGTTTCGGCTCGGCTGTCTCGTGGCGATGCCCCGACGACTGCCTCCGAGGCTGGCGTCATCGGTTGGGTTAAGGGCTGATCCCGAATTGCGGGACGGCCACGACGGCCGACAAAAGCGCATGGATGCGCGCCCGCTCCACACAAGGAGCGATCCATGCTAGTTCGAGTCGGTAGTGTCGAAGCGGAAATCAAAGTCGCGGCGGTGATGAGCACCCCGCGACTTGGATTTACCGACAATTTCTTCTGCGTCTCGTCTGCCCTGGCCCCGCACGGCATTAGCCCCATCAAAGTGACTGGTGCTTTCTGGGGTCAGTGCCTTCAGCGGGCAATGGAACAGGTCATCGACACGCACGACGTGATCCTGACCATCGACTACGACACGGTCTTCAACTCGAAGACAGTCGAGGCGCTCTTGGCGTTGCTCCTGCACTCTGGATACGACGCGATCGCGCCGCTCCAGACCAAGCGAGAGGCCAATGCGGTGATGTTCGCCCTGCCGGGAAACAGCGTTGACGAGAAGACGACGGTCGACAACGACTTCTTCACCAAGATCGTGCAGCCAGTGGAGACCGCCCACTTCGGCCTCACTTTCCTGCGAACCGCGGCTCTCAAGAAAATGAAGAAGCCGTGGTTCCTTGCTAGGGCGAATGACGACGGCGAGTGGACGGGCGGGCATACCGACGAGGACATCGGCTTCTGGAAGGGCTGGGCGGCATGTGGCAACAAGCTCGGTCTGGCAACGCATGTCAGCGTTGGGCACGCCGAGCTGATGGTCACATGGCCCTCAAGGAAGAACGAGAGCGGCAAGGTGCAGCAGCACACAACCGAATACTGGAACGGCGGCCAGAAGGCACCAGAGGACGCCTGGGGGCAAGTAAATTGAAGATTCGCGTTCTCCAGACATTCGACTGCTACGAGAAAGGCCAAGTCTTTGACGACTGGTCTGCCGGGTTCTGCGACATCCTTATTCGCCGAGGCTTGATTGAGGCGGTCGAGACGGCCGAGGCCGTGCCGCAGGCGTTTGAGCGGGCAGACATGACCACAAAGACGGTACAGAAGAAGAGGCGATAAATGGACACGATTATCTTCGGTACGCCGCAGAATCCAACGCCGACGATCACGCCGTACCGTAGCCTTGTCCGCGTCGTCCAGCCGGTTGTTGAGCCTGTCCCGCTCTCGCTGGCGAAGTCGCAGTGCCGGGTCGACGGCGACCACGACGATGTCTACCTCCTGTCGCTGATCGCATCGGCTCGCCAGTTCGTTGAGGACACGCTTGATATCACGCTCTGCACAAGCGTCTGGGAGGCCCGCTACGACTTGTTTCCCGTGTGGGCGATTGTCCTACCGAGAACGCCCATGCAGGCCAAGAACGTCACCGTGACCTACCGCAGCGGCGACGGCACATATGGGACGATGACGAGCGATGCCGGCGGCTTTCAGATAGACGCCAACGTCATACCTGGGCGAGTCTACCCGAATTGGGCCGCGTCGTGGCCGGCTACCCGCGGTGACGAGAACTCGGTAACCGTCCGGTACTCGGCCGGCTACGGCGACGACGGCTCAAGCGTGCCCCCCAGTCTCCGCCATCTGATGATGATTTTGGTGGCGCATTGGTACGAGTCGAGAGAGCCTGTCACCTACGGCCAAGGCGTGTCTGCAATGGATATCCCGTACACGGTCCAGACGCTTCTTGCATCAAACGACTGGGGAGTTTACCGATGAGTATTGAAGCCCGAGTTCACGCAGAGGTCGTTTATCACGACAAGGGCACGGCGACATTCACTGTCGGCGCTGTCACCGACCACATTTACGGAACGCCCATTTACTCTGGGATTTTGACGGCCGTAGCGACGACCGCGATATCCACGATCCCCGTCGTCGGGAACGTGACGACGATTGGCCTGAAAAACACTGGTTCAACGCCCATCTTGGTTAACAGGGCGATCTCCGTCCTCCCGAGCAGGCTTGCTGTTCTGCCGGTGACCGCCACTATCAGCGTCAGCACCGCGTCTGGAGCCTCGAGCTACACGGCAGTGTGGATCGGTGACATTTGAACGCAGGCAAATTTCGCGAGCGAGTGACGATCCAGTCGCCCAGAGAGGTTCGCAGCCCCTCCGGCGAGACGGTGTTTGAGTGGGATGATCTTGCGACCGTGTACGCGAATGTCGCGGCATATTCAGGACGCGACGTTTTTCAGGCCATGCAGGTCAACATGATCATCAGCCACAAGGTGACGATTCGTTACCTTGAAGGAGTAACGCCGGAGTGCCGGATCGCCTGGAGAAATAGGATTCTTGAAGTCGCCGCGATCATGGAGCGGCCGAGTGCGTTTGGCAAGTTCGACAGGTCGCACCTTGAGATAATGACGAGGGAGAAGCAATGAGCATTACTCAGAGCAACCCGACTCCCAGGATGGTCGGCGGCGTCTCGTCGAAGCAGTCGGCGAATGCCTTTGTTCGCGTCTCGATGGAAGGGCTCGAGGAGCTTTTCGAGCGGATGCGAAAGATGGGGGTGTCGATCTCCTCGAAGCAGAAAGCCGACGCCGTCAAGAAGGCGTCTAGGCCGATTCTGGAAGGCTACAAGGAGCTAGCCAGGATGCACGAGGCGACGGGCAACCTCGCCAAGAGCACGAAGACGATCACCCGAGACTACCGAAACGGTGACGTTGCGGTCGCCGTTACCGGACCAGAGCAGACGGGGTCTGCTGGTGCGACATCCAAGCGTGCCAGTGGGAATCACAGTTGGTTGGTCGAGTTCGGTTCTGCGGCGCGTAAGCCTGGGAGCCAGAACCGACGTGCCTACATCAATATCCATCAGCGCATCAACGGGAAGATGCACCGCCACTCCTCTGGGAATGACGAGCAGTTCAGCCGCATGGGCCGCGGCTACTACTTTCTCATGGGCAGCATCAACGAGCCGACTCGGCAGAGCGGCGGTCGGGCCGGGTATTCACGGGACTTCATGCTCGGCAAGACAGGCCAGAGCGGCCCCCAGCACCCCATCACGCTCGGGCCGAACGACACGATCGCCCCCATGCCGGGGCTGCATCTTATGGAGAAAACCATCGCCAGCAAGGGGTCGCAGGTGAAGGCGGTCCTTGAGTCCGAGCTTATATCCCTGATCAATCAGGCGTCACGCTAATGCTTATCCTACCGGAACGGCACATTTACCTATGGCTTGTCACCCGCCCCGAAGTGGCGAGGCTGGTGGGCTTCAACATCTACCCGATCGCGGTGCCGAAAACGGGCGCACAGATGCCGTTTATCGTTTACCGCCGCAGCTCGCTCAATCGAGACACGCAAATTGCTGGGCTTGATATCAAGCCGATTGTGTCTATGCAGGTGTCGATCTGGGGTCAGACATATGACTCCGTCAGGGAGCTTGCCTACGAGGTCTGGAACGCCTTGGATGGACACACCGGCACTCTGGCGAATGCTACAATACAAGAGTTGCGTCTCATGTCTGAAGTGGACGACTTTCTTGATCCAGTGCAGACGAGTTCGCAGTTACCCCCGGCTTACGAAGTTCGACAACTTTATCAGCTTAGGTGGGGTTAACCCTACTAAGTAAGACAGCGCAAGGAGGCGCAACAAAATGGCAGGAATCGCAGCACAGGGCGTCACGTTCACCTTCGCCGGTGCGACGCTCACGATTACGAGCTTCAATGTTCAGGATCAGATCGACAACGCCGACGGCACGCACATGGGCATCGCCGCAGGCGGCCGCCGCGAGTACGTCCCGACGTTCGTGCAGCGGGAAATCTCCTGCGACTATATCTCCACCACCATCGTCACGGCCCAGACCGGCTCCATCAGCATCACCGGCCCCGTGTCGTTCACTGGTGGCGCTACGCTCACCCAGTCGACCGTCGGCGGGCAGGTCGGTGACCTTGTCAAGGGTTCGGCGACTTGGCGGGTCGCCTAAGTCCTTGGAGGTGACCCGACATGGCAGGGCTCACCGCTCATGGCGCGACGTTTTCATTCCTGAATTTCAGCGGCAAGCTGCTCGGCATCTCTGTGGAGATGCCGACAGCCGAGATCGCGAACATGACCGCCGCAACGGACGGTCTTGGGTACATCTTTATGGTGCCGACCGGAGAGTGGTCCGGCGGCACCATAACGGTGGATTTTCTCACGACCAACGTGGACCCGCAGACGCTCGTCCGCAAGGTCGGGACGCTCAGGTTCACCTCCGCCGGCTACAGCGTGGCAAGGCGAGTGGTATGCGAGTCGGCGTCCGTCTCGGCGCAGACAGGCGAGCTTGTCCGCGGCTCTCTCAAGTTTCTGATGACTGACTATTTAGGAACGTAATACGCGAAGGATCGCGGTTTTTTCACAAGGACACAACAGAATGGCATCTAACCTTCGCAATCGAATCCTGGCGGCGAACGACATCAAGGTCGACAAGATCGTTATCCCTGAGTGGGGCGGCGACTACTACATCCGCATCATCAGCGGTGCTGACCGCGATGCGTTCGAGGACTCCTACGCCGACCAGAAGATGAAGTCTTTCCGCGTTCGCTTTCTCGTCCTGGCACTGTGCGACGAGGCCGGCGAGCGAATCTTCGCCGACTCCGACGTTGCCGAACTGAGCCAGAAGTCCGCGATTGTCATCAATCGCGTCTTCGAGGCGGCGTGGAAGGCCAATGCCTTCACTCAGGAGGCAGTTGATGCCTTGGGGGAAGACTCTCCCGCCGGCCAGAGCGACGATTCGTCTTCAAGCTAGCGCTTTGCCTTGGCAAGACCGTTCGGGAATTGCTCAACAACATCGACTCCGAGGAAATCTCCGAATGGCAAGCATATGACGCAAGATGGCCGCTCCCAGATGCGTGGCAGATAGCTGCCCGCATCTGTCGAGTGACCATGTGCGCCTCGGGCAATTACAAGCGAGTTCCAGACGAATCGGCGTTCATTCCGGTGGTGACGAAGGCGGAGCAGAGCCAGAATCAGATTATCGCCGAGATGATGAAGCTGACACAGAAGCCCGTAATGGATCAAGGATGAGTTCATGGGTTATCTCGGCAAAATCTCGGCCCTTGTCACGGCGAACACAGGCGACTTTAGTCGTAACCTGAACGCCGCTGCGTCCGTTGTCCGCAAGTTTGCGGCAACGGTGCAGAGCAATATCACGCGGGCCTCGAACGACGCCGAGCGGTCGTTCAAGGCGATCTACACGCCGCTTCAGACGCTTGAGCGGTCGCTGAAGGCCGCGTCGTCGATGAAGCTCTCATTCAAGGGCTTCGACGGGGCGATTCGTGATGTCAACGTGCTCAAGGAGCGGCTGACGAGCATCAAAGGCACTCAGATCGACCTCATTCTGAAGGC